AGTCATTGTTTTTGCAAACCAATCAGACAATACTATTCACCTTATATTTTAACATGTTTAAATCAGAAGCATCTTTCTCTATCTTCTCTTTTATATTACTTGGTAGCATAGCTTTCATACCCTCTATTTCTAAACCATACTTTTCACACACAAATATAACTGCATCTATATAGTTTACACCTTTACCTCTTGCAACAATCTCTTCTATTTCTTTTGGTAATTGTTTTACTTTAGCTTGAAAGTCACTATCTGATAGTGTACCTTTTTTAACTGTTTGCGATGGCAATGTTTGTTTATCTTCAATACCTATCATATTAGTTCCGGATTATCCTTTACTCCTTTACTTTGTAATACACTTTTACATAAATTTGATATGACAATATCCATATCATTTAAGTTTCTTGTTCTGTAATAATCTTCAACTAATTGTAATATCCTAATCTTTTCTTTTTCAGGTGCCTTACTAGTTTCCCAGTAGGTTGTGATATCTCTCATTACTTTTTCTACTTGTGTTGGACCTATAAAACTATCCATATTCACTCTCCTCTCTTTTTGAGTTATATAAATTGATTCTTGTTTTAAGTCGTTCAACCCAATACTTGTTATCTCTGGCTGTTTGGGTAAACTCTTGGACTTTCCCTTCATTAGTTGTGATAATGATTTTTGTATTTGACGGAAGTATATTTGTACGTTCATAAAATGCATAGAAATAGAAAGCTGCTTGTATAAAATAGTCTTCTATCCACTCCTCCTTTTTTGTTTTCCTACTAGTTTTAAAATCAATAACACTTAAATCACCGTCCATTTCAGCAATACAATCCACAGTGCCGGCGACACCGAGATAATTACTATATAATGTAGTTTCTAAACACTTAACACTACTAATCCTATCAAGGGTGGGACGTATAGCTCTAAATAATATGCTATGGTCGAAGTCTTCATTAAGTAAATATCTTTCACATTCCTTATGAAACTTAGTCCCATGAGTAGTAGCTTGTTTGCTGATTCTTTCTGCTTCTTCTTCACCAACTCTTTGTTTCCATTCTATCAATTTAGACATATCCTTTGTTTTACCAAGGACTGTAGTTATTGACGGAAATTTACCTCCATTTTTATCAATATAATATCTGATACCTGGGTACGTAAGCTGTTTAAGTTTAGGTACCTCAACAAAGTCATGTTTGAATTTCATCTAATAATTTTTCCACATCTTTTTCGTCTAAAATAGCTGATTCTAAATTAAACATATAGTCTAATAATACTGTCTCAACCAATGATTTTAGACCTCTTGCTCCAACTCCCTTTTTGAGAGCGCGTTGTGCAATAATCTTTAGACCTTTACTAGATATTTTCAATTCTAATCCAGAGTGTTCAAACAATCTCCTATATTGGTCCATTACATTATTCTTTACTTTAGATAATATTTGTATCAAATTATCTTCAGTTAATTCTTGTAAAGGTGCTATTGTTGGTATACGACCTAGAATCTCTGGTATGAATCCATATTTTTCTAAATCCTCTGGTTGCACATGATTAAAGATGTTTGATTCTTCTTCAATATCACCTTTAAACTCAGCACCAAATCCAATACTTCTCTTACCCATGTTTAGTCTTTCACCTATGATTTCTTCTAATCCAGTGAATGCACCTCCCACAATAAACATAATGTTGGATGTATCTACAACAAATCTTACTTTAGATAATCCTTGTGCTCTTTCCATTTCAATCTCAGTACCTTCAATTAATTTTAGTAAAGCTTGCTGCACAGCTTCTCCACCTACATCTTTTCTACCTTTGACTCCATCAGTCTTACTACATATCTTATCAAACTCATCTATGAATACTATACCAGTAGCAGCTGCATCAAAATTACCTCTTGCACTTTGGAATAGTCCATCAATTACTGTTTCTACATCTTTACCTACATAACCAGATGCTGTCATATTATTAGCATCTGCTATGTAATAAGGTACCTTCATCATTTCAGCTAACTTCTTAACAAGGTAAGTTTTACCAGAACCTGTAGGACCTAAAAGCATTACATTTGTTTTATCAATTTTCTTCTTCTCATCAAAGTCATCTTCTTTGAATATCATAAGTCTTTTGTAATGATTGTGAGCACCGACAGCTAAAATCTTCTTAGCTCTTTCTTGACTAATTACATAGTCATCTAAGTATTCATAGATTTCTTTTGGTGTAGGTAATTCGAATTTGAGTTCTGTTTTTACAGTATATAGACCAAGCTTTTCTCTTACTTTATCTATATTGTGTAGTAAAAATTCTCTATCTTCACGTGCTAGTGTCATTGATTATGCTTTCTATGCGATTCTTTCTCTTCCCAGTTCTCAATTGCTTTTTTTATACCTTCTTCAGCAAGTACTGAACAATGCAATTTAATTTTTGGTAAGTCAAGAGCATCTGCAATTTCTTTGTCCTTTATTTGTTTTGCTTCTTCTATGGTTTTACCTTTTAACATCTCTACAAACATAGTTGATGATGCTATGGCACTACCACAGCCGTAAGTTTTAAACTTTACATCTTCTATTATACTATCTTCGTTGAGTTTTAATTGGAGCTTCATAACATCACCACAAGCGGGTGCGCCTACGAGTCCAGTAGCTACATTCGGGTCATTAGGATTAAATCTTCCGACTGCATGACTTTGTGGATTTTTAAGGACGGACTCAAACCGTTCCACTACCTTATCTGAATATGCCATTTATATTATGTGGTCTAGTCCCTTTGAAAGAGGGTGTAGTTTTTTAGCTTCTCTCATCTTGTCTTTAAATCCTTCTGGTAATTTACCTCCGGAGACAGATGTCCCTGATATAATTTGTGGCGTGGATAAAATGAACTCCCAACCTGGATTATCTTTTAGCCATTTTTTTCTGTCATCATAAGAACACATAACATCTTTTGTTTCTTCTGACTCCTTATTTTTAACTGTATAGATTGGCATCAATTTTTCCTTTTCTCTTTTTCATTTAGTCTATCTTGTAATTGATTATAAAATTCACTAAACTCTTTATCATCTTTAAATATAGTAGGTTTATCCTCAGTAATAATATTGATTTTCTCCCAGGCTTTCCTAGCAGATTTTAAGACTAATTTTGAATATTCCATTTTATTCTCCTTAAACTATTATACTAATTATGGTATAAATATACTATGCCACAGTCTATTTATCAAAGATATGCAGAAGCTGCCAGGAAAGCAGGTGTTAGTAGGAATACTAAAACCTCTGTAGATTGGTTTAGAAAACGTATTAGGAAAGATAGAGCCAGTTTTGGAAGGGCATATGAACCATTAAAAGGTGACGGTGTTGCACCAGGTAAACTCATGATATATGAGTATGACCCAAAGTATAAAGATACCTTACAATATTATGATAGGTTTCCTTGTACTATGATTATTGAAATGACTGATAACGGTTGGTACGGTTTGAATTTACATTATCTCGCTCCACAAGTGAGAGCTAGACTATTAGCAGATACTAATGTAAAGACAAATGCTGGATTAAAGATAGCAAAAGCTATAGGCAATTCTAGATTTGGTAAACCTGCTTTGCATAGATATATAGCTACGCAGTGTGTATCTAAGCCAAAAAGCGTACCACAAAAGGATTGGGAAATAGCAATACAATTACCATTTGAAGGTTTTGTGAAAATTAACCAATCATCAGTATGGAGAAAAGCGAATGGCTAGAACAGCTAAAAACTATGTTGCCCATCAGGCAGTAAAGAAATCCACATCCCAAGGTAAAGGTGGACGTGGTAGAAAAGTAAAAATTGGAATGTCAACTATGAATAAACATAAAAGACGTTCTTATAAAAAATATAGAGGTCAAGGTAAAAGGTGATACAAGAATTTAAAGCTCAAGTTGCTGCATCAGGATTAGCACGTTCTAATAAGTGGATTATACAAGTACATCCACCAAGAGGATTAACTGCTTCTGGTAGAGCATTAGGTGGATTGCTAGGTGATTTTAATATCAACCTACCAATACTTGATGCACTTGATGAGACTGTTGGAGCTTTAAATGATATTGATATTAATCTTGGTGGAGTGAATGTAAACTTTAATCCTAACATACCAACATTAGGATTTTCACTATCAGGAGAAAATGAAGGTTTAAGAAAAATTAACATGTTCACATCTGAAGTCACAATACCTTCTAGAGATGTAGCAGAAGTTATAAGAAAAACAGAAGGTGAACAAAGAGCTATGGGATTCAAGCATATTCAAAACAATTTAGAAGTGCAGTACTATTGTAGTGAATCTTTAGCTGAAAGAAAATTCTTTGAAGACTGGCAAGACATCGTCTATAGTAGAGATGGTGTATCAACTGGATATTATGATGACTACACAAGTCGTATAGAAGTATTTAAGATGAATGCTAGTATGAATAAGAAAGTAGCTCATTATCAATTCAATGAAGCATACTGTAGTAATGTTGCTGAGTTAGGATTAAATAATGATATGGATATTCTGAAACTAGGAATATCGTTTAAATTTAGAAATTATGAGAGGATAGATTAATTATGGGCGAATTGAGTAATATTAAATTTACTACTCCAGAATATGATGAGATAATTCCTTCAACCGGCGAAACAGTCAAAGTAAAACCTTTTAAAGTAGGAGATGAAAAGACTTTAATGATTGCTGCTGAGAGCAAAGACCAGAAGCAAATCATTAATGCGTTGAGGAATGTTGTCAATAAATGCATAGTGGAAGATGTGAATCTAGCTTACTTTGACTATGAGTATCTGTTTCTAAAATTAAGAGCAAAATCAGTCGGTGAAGTATCAACAATCATGGCGACATGTGATAATACTGAGTGTGGACATAAAAACAAAATTGATTTGGATTTAGAGTCTGTAAAGATAAGTGAAGTCGAAGATATTGACCCACTTATTCAGTTAACTGATGATGTTGCTATTAAAATGAAACATATGCCTATTGATGAAGCTGGTAAAATTGATGGTTCAAAAGATTTTATCACGGCTTTATCAAAATCCATAGCTCAAGTAATTAATGGTGATGAAGTAGTCAATATTGATAAGTCAAACGAAGCTGAACTTATCAAGACTGTCAGCGATTGGCCATCTACTATCACTAGTAAGATTAAACCTTGGTTTGATAATGTACCAAGAGCTTACTGTGATGTAGAATTTACTTGTGGAAAATGTGGTACTGTTAATAGTCGTAAGCTTGAAGGTCTTGAAAATTTTTTTTAATAGCCCTTTCACACATCGATTTAGCTAGCTATTATAGACTAATATTTGGTCTTAAGCAGCACCACCACTGGGGTGTAGAAGAAATTGAAGGAATGATACCGTGGGAAAGGGATATATACACAGGACTATTAAAGCAATTCTTGGAAGAAGAGAAGCAGAGAATGAAGCAACAGAAAGCAAAACGATGAAGCATTCTTTTGTAAGAAATAGATTAAAGACTATGGGCTTAATACAAATGGCCCTGCCTATCTTCCTTGTGTCTTATTTTATAGTATTTCCTATCAATTGGTTATTAGTCATTGCTGGTCTACTTACAGGCTTTTTGTTTTGGACTATCACTATGGCTGGTTTTCACAGAGTTTTATCACATAATATTGTAAAGACTAATAATTATGTAAAAGCATTCTATTGTTTTATTGGGTCCATGGCAGCAGCTTCTCCACCCATAGCTTGGGTAGCAACTCATATCATGCATCACCAGCATTTTAATACTGATAAAGACCCGCAAAATCCAAATGTATATGGTTGGAAAACTATGTTCTTTTATTTTGCACCATCATTTGCTGAAGTGATGGATAAATTAACTATCACTGAAAAGAAAAAATTTCTATTAAAAATTAAACATCTTATACGCGACCCGATACTATTATTCTTTGAAAAGAACTATTTAGTTATCACTCTGATGTACATTATATTATTAAGCATTATACATCCATCAATGGTAATCTACTTTTATGTAATACCAGTAATTTACACATTGCTAGGTCATTCATTATTAGTAGCACAACACATTGAAGGTATTGATAATAAGATTAATTTGATGTACCCTTTTTATTATGGAGAACATGGACATGATTATCATCATGAAGCGCCAGGTGGCCCTGACGGATTAAATACTCTATTAAGGAAAGCATTCAGAGCAAATGGCAGACGATAAACAAATAGAAGCATTAACTGGTACAGTTGCAAAATTAGTAGCAGCAAATGCTAATGACGCTAAGACTTTTAAAGAAAATCAAAAAGAGCAAAAAGAGCTTAGACAAGCTGCTGCCAAAAATCTAAAAGAATTAAAACAATTCATACAGGGTGAGGATAGTAAAGGTACTAGACTCGGTGGTCAAGAGATGTTAGAGAAATTCTTTAAAAATTCAGGTTTCCAGTTTGTCCAAGACCGTTCAGAAGGTAGATTTGACCAATTTGATTTTGCAAATACTAAAGGGCGAACTGAAATTAATCAAGCCTTTGATACAGCAAAATTAGAATCAGCGCTAGCAAAAGTTATACAAGAAGCACAACTTATAGCTGATAGTAAAAAAGAAGGTGAAGAGTTTACAAAAGAAGAAAAAGAGAGATTAGACACACTACAACAGATAGAAACGATGACAAGCCAAGCTCTTGAGTATCAAGAGCAAATGGCAGATGAAACTGCTCTTGATGCATTCCAAAAATACTTTGGTACTATGGGAGACTTTAAACAGTTCATTGGCAATTTGGGAGACACAAGAGCTGGTAAGCAAGTAACGAAAATAACAGACAAAGTAAAAGATGGCTTTGCATTTATATTTGATATTATCAAATTTGGTTTAGTACTATTTGGTGGTCTTACAGCTCTTACAGGATTTATGGACGGTTGGAATAACGCATTTGATTGGTTTGGTGAAAATGCTACATTTGGAGATATGCTAGCATCTGGATTAGCTGGTATTGTACAAGCATTTACAGGTATCACTGATGATGAG